TTACTTTACCCATAATCAAAACCCTTTCCTCTATAATTTCTCAATCCAATTTATAGCCGCAGAAAATTAAAAACTACTAACTATATTCTGGACCTAATTATAGGGGGCAGGTCAATAGCCCGCCTTGGTGGCATCAAGCCCTGTTAAGGCTTCACTGCGCCATTCTCCTGCGCGCTTAATTGCCGCTGATAAAGACGTATCCAGCGCATCATATTTCTGGCGCACATCTTCAACCAGCCGTTCACGTTCTTGCGCTAACTTATTATTTTCACGGAGGGTGTCTTGGTAATTTTTATCCGCTTCTTGTAATTGATAGATATCACCCACCAGCGATTCAATCTGCGTGGCATAGGCTTTTTGTTCCTCACTTTGAGCGCCTGTGACATCCAGCCCTAAGCGGCGTAATGCCTGATCTTGCTCATTGGCAATCATGGCACGGCGCACAGCCACTTCGCCTTGATTACGTGCAGCATTTAAGCGTTGAAGCGCTTGTTCTTCTGCGTGCAATTCTGTGATGCGATCTGTGATGCGTTTTTTATCGGCGTCTGATAATTCAGGGATCACTTCCGCAGGCGCAGATGGTGTCGGTGCATCAGGCGCAGTGGTTTTGGCTTTTGGATTACGCAATTCATCCAGCGCGTTGGCGGCTTTTTTAGCGGCACGTTCTGCTGCCAATAGCGCAAAAACCTGTTGTTGTACGTCCTCGGCTTGCTCACCAAAATCTGGATATTTCGTTGCCAGTTTGAATAAGGCTTCCGAATATTCCGTTGCTGATAACTTGCCCTGATTGAAGGCTTGGCGAATTTGATAGAGGTCGTTCTGAAGTGGTTTGCCAACCTTGTGTCACACCATCCAAAAAGCCGTATGCGGCGATAGTGCGTTCAATCTCTAAAATGGCATTATTAAAGCGGTTCATTTCTGCGCGCGCCGTGATCGATGCGGCAGGCACACCATCGGAGAAAGTCTTGCGGATTTCTGCAGCAAATTTCGGCAAGAAATCATCGGCAACAACCTGACCTTGTTCCAGCATTTTATCCAGTTGCGCCGTGGTAATGCCCATCCCCCGTGCCGCCAATTGGAATGCACCGTAAAGACGCTCCCCTAATTGTCCGCGCAATTCTTCGGCCTGCACCTTGCCCTTTGACATGATCTGGGTGATCGCCCGAATAGCCCCGTTAGTCTGATCAGTTGAGAGTTGAAGCACGGTTGCGGCTTCGGCAATACTTGTGAATATATCCCGTGTGGCCTGGCCTTCCAGATTTGACCCTTTGGCAGCCGCCGTAATCTGCATATAAGATTTGGAGATCTCAAGCAGATTAAGCCCGAGCCGTTCAGATTCTTGTTCCAGATAGGCCATCTCATCGGCAGCGCCTTTGGATGACCCCGTAATGGAGACCAGCGCAGTATTCACACCCTGAAACGCCATGCCCGTTTCATTGATTGCACGGGCAGAGCCGAACAGCCCGTTCAATCCGGCATAGGCGGCGACCAATCCCACGGCTTGTCGAAACACACCGTTTAATGCTCTGGCAGTTGTATCGACCGCCTTTAACGATGTATTGGCAGGCGCAGTTGAACGGGTGATGCGTTGAAAGGCTTTCTCGCCCCGATTACCGATGCGGTCAAATTGATCCTCGACTTTTTTACCGTCAACAACCGCCAGCCGGATAGACATGTTTTTTTGTGATCGCATGGCGGGTTTATTATTCCTTATGAGCCATCAAGGCTTTTGTGATACCGGTTGATAATGCGGGCAACAGCTCTCCCATTACGGCCATGTCATAGCCCAGCACGGATGCCAGGCTTAAGGCTTCGGATAAAGGAAAGCTGTTTCTGATTTGCGGGGATATGCGAACGGCAATATCCCATGCTTGAAAACCCTCTAGGCTTTGCGGGCTGTTTTCTTCGAAGGGGCATGCCCGGCACGTTTCGGGGCAGTTTTGGCAGTAGCTTGCACCGTCCCCGAAGTGCCATTCGGCACGGCGCTCGAGCCTTTTTTTTCGGCTTCAATCAACTCCCGCACACCTGTATATTGCTGTGAGAAGCTGGCGGCGATTGACCAAAATCCTGTCATCAATTCATCAATCTTCTCAGGGGTAACAGGAGCTTTATCATCGCCAGTTGATTCCAAAATGCCTTCCCAATCTATAATCGCTGATCGGGCTAGTCCCCGCGCCAGATATTCCTCAGCGAGAGCCTCACGAATTTCAGGATTTTCGACATCGGGAAGATCTTCCACCGATGCTCCGATCTCTTTCCTTTTGCGATATTCCTCACCGATATCCTGCAGGCGTTTATTCATGAAAGCCCGTGCTGCGTAAAAAATCGGACTGGTGCATGGACGCACTTTCACCCTGACCCCGAGGCCGAGATCAATCCAGTACGGTTCGGTTTGTATATTTAATTTCAACATAATTAATAACTCTCCACATCGTTGATTAGGGTGATGGTCAGCATTTTTCCAAGGGTCGCATCTTTTGCCCCTTGGAAATCATAAGAGGCTTCAATACCGCCCGGGCCAGACAATGACCGTTTGGGTTTAGGTAAATACACCTCATGGCATGTGATGACGAGCATGCGATCCGCATCGATGATGTAGGATAGCTCCAGATCAATCGGTGTGCCGGATCGGGCTTTGTCCATGAGGGTATTATCGGCATAGCGCACGGTGATATTCCCGCTTAAAGACGCAACGCCGGGGTCAACGCCATCGATCTTCCCGTCATCGCGGATGGTTTCGATCTTTTCCAAATTATTGCTGTAGGTCACACTTGCCGATGTCACATTGGCGAGAACTATGCCGCCTTGTTTGACCGATCCTTGGAATTGCGAAAATCGTGTGTAATCAAATTCAATTTCGGTGTTACTGAAGGTAGCGGCTTGCGGTGTCTCACCCTGACCGATTAACCCGATAGTGATTTGCGCTTCACCTGATCTGGCAAAATTGAATGCCATGCTGTTGGCTCTGACACCTGTAAATAACGGATAGTCCGGGATTTCAGGTAAACCTGTTTCAATGGAAAGGCTCGGCAGTGTTGTTGCCCCTGATATGAAAGCATGGGTATAAGGATCATCGCCTGTTGTGGCAGGCGCACCCAAAAGAGCCTTGATCCATAATCCGATATTGCGAAGATCGACGGGAACAACAATATCACCGTCCACATTGATGACATCCTGAAACGGGGCTGTGGGATCACGCCCCAGTCCCAGCACATTGGATTCAATCAATCCTTGCGAGGAATCCAGATCGCTTGAAACAAACGGAACAAGATGAAATTCGGCAGGCAGTGGCGGCGTGCCGTAGGCGGTTTCAAAACCAATTAACATGCGGGCATTCCACCCGTAAGCGCGTGACATGGGACATATCTCCTTTATTGTAATGGGTTAAGAGTAGAGTATTCGAGTGTGATGGGGATAACGGCGGCCTTGATTGCAGGCGCACCTTCAATGGCTTCGAGAATGAATTCCGGTGCGCCGATACTCATATAATCGACAGCCCCGTTCAGATACGGATCAACAATCAGAGCCGATCCGAGGGCAACCAACAAAACATCGAGCGCCATATCCCTTTTAGCGATATCGGCTTCCTGCACCAAAACCTCAATCTCGGCTGATGCTGATAGTGATAGCGTATGGGGGATAATGTGACCTCCGGTTCTCCCGGGTCGCCATCACGTAAAATCACCAATCCTGTTTTAGGAATTTTAACAGGCACAGGATCATTGCGGGTGACAGCAATATCACTTAAGCCGTTTTGCAAGCATAAAAAAAAGCCCCTGAAGGGCTTGTTCGCGTTTTGAAATCATTTTTTATCTCTCATTTATGTTAGCTGCCAAAATTTAACTAACATTATTCGCAGATTTCGTTAGATAAACTGTTGCAAGTTTCACACATGTTAGTTAAATTAGCATATCTAACATAAACCTCAAAATTCGTTAGTTAGGCAGAAAAATGGATAAGAAACGCAGAATCGGTAGATATATAAAAAGCTCGGCTGTTGGCGGGGAAAGCTACAATGCTTACATTCCTCAACCTCTTCCGCCGCATCCCCCATTAGATATGGCAGAACTGTATCCTCTTCTGGATCAAGCGAATACAGCTATAGGTCGTTTAGATGGTATGAGCATGGTTTTGCCAGATTCGTCTTTATTTTTGTATATGTATGTCCGTAAAGAAGCAGTTCTGTCTTCACAAATTGAAGGAACACAATCTTCTCTTTCTGATCTATTGCTTTTTGAAACACATGAAGCACCTGGAGCACCAATTGATGATGTTACCGAAGTGTCATGCTACGTTGCCGCCATGAATTATGGCTTGGAGCGTGTGAAAGATTTTCCGCTTTCACTTCGTCTTATCAAAGAAATTCATGCAGAATTGATGAATAATTCACGCGGCGGAAACAAACAGCCCGGTGAATTCAGAAGCTCACAAAACTGGATCGGCGGATCAAGACCAGGGAATGCCCGTTTTGTGCCACCACCACCAGAACATCTGATGGAAGGTCTGGATAATTTAGAAAAATTTCTCCATGACGAAACAATCCATCTGCCTATTTTAATTAAGGCTGCACTGGCGCATGTACAATTTGAAACGATCCACCCGTTTCTGGACGGTAATGGTCGTTTAGGGCGTCTCCTTATTACCTTTATATTATGTATTGAAGGCATTCTTAAACAGCCTCTCCTGTATTTAAGTTTGTACTTAAAATCCAATCGTGATGCCTATTATGGTCATTTGCAATCCGTTCGGGAAACAGGTGATTGGGAGGCATGGATCAAGTTCTTCCTGACGGGTGTCATCGAAACTGCACAACAAGCCACGGAAACCGCACAATCAATCATCGCGCTTTTTGCCCAAGATCGCGCAGCTCTCGAAAACTCCGGTAAATCAACAGCAGCTATTTTGACGATACACGCTTATTTACAGCAACATCCTATTGCGACTACAACAAAAATTAAAGATAGCACCGGTCTTTCTTTACCCACAGTTTTGCGTAGTTTAACAGTTCTTGAAAATCTTAATATTGTAAAAGAAGTAACAGGTAAGGATCGACACAAAATCTTTATCTATGACCAATATCTTGCCCTCTTAAGTAAAGGAACAGAGCCGTTATCCAATTAATATCAATCAGGCCAGTATCGTAATATCAATTGCGGTATTTTGGCATTCCATTTCTGGGCTTGCTGCTGGAAACTCAGATGCCGTGGCATTTTGACTTGAGGGACAAGCCAAAACATCACAACACTTGTAAGGCCTCGTCCTGTTGAGAGAGTTCGGTTGCTGGCCTTGCGAAACCCCCGCAATTCATCAGTCTGGCGTTTGTAAGAAGGCTGCATCTCTCTGGCAACGAGAAGTGATGGCCCGTTGGCACGATAGACAAATTGTAACCTTGTGCCTTTGGCCTTCTCGTAATTACCGGGGGTCGTCTTTTCCCCCATGATGCGTTTCGGGGCATTCGGTGTCGGAATGGCCAGCCAAAATCCGTCCTTGGATCGGATGATTGTGCCTTGATCAAATCCTTCCATGATTTTAGAGGCTCTGGTATAAACCACACCTGCTGCCCGAATGGATAATCCGAATTGCGGATAAACAGCATCCCGCCACGTATTGGCCAGACGTTGTCCCAATCCCGCAGACAAAACCTGACGGCGCATATCCATTTTTAAACCGTCGGATGCTTCGGATACGGCACGGGTGACGGCATATTCGGCATTGCGGTACTCACGCTTCATATAGTCTTTTAAATTTCCCTCAAGGGCTGCTTTCAATCTCATGAGCTTCGACTTTCAGGGATAAATCATGCTGATCGACTATCGGTTCGCCTTGTGTTTTATAAACACGGCCATTCACCGTAATGCTCTCAATCACCTTAATGATCGGGATATCCGCTTTTTTAAGATCAAACATTCTTGTCGCACTATGAACCCGTGTATCAAGAATATTGGTGATCTCATCGGGAAAACGGGGAATGACATCTGCCGTTATCTCCGATCCGTCTTCAAAACGGATGAGAGCCTGCACCGCAAACACACGAAACAGGCTCTCGATAGATTGGGCCGCTATACCATGAAACCTGCTCATGATGCTTCTGCTTTACGGTCTTTGAGGATTTGCTCCCAAGCCTGATCCCGTAATTCAGCGGAAATATTCGCTTCCAAAACAGTCTCGATGGCATCGACATTAGGCTTACCGCTTTTGCCGTAGTCCTTTTTAGGATCAAGCATATCGATGACCTCAATGACATCGTCAATCGATGGTCCTGTGTTTGTATCAGCCTTGGAGCTGTCCTCCCCCGAAAAACCGGCTGTGGCAGTGGCGAAGCCACGGGCTATGAGACGCTCTGCTTCCTTTTTATCGAGCGTGGCCGTTTCAAGCGGATGGACGGTTTTGCCGTCAACATCCAGTGTGATGAGTGCTGTAATTTGCATGGGTGTTTCTCCTTATCTGATAGTGGCACAAAATGATGCGTTGGGACGGTAGGGCACGAGAAGCGGTGCTGATTGCAACAGCAACCAGCGGACAGCTGGGTCTTGTTCCAGCCATGATTTTGAGAAATATCGCTGTGCCTTGTAATTGGCGGCTTCATCCATGATTGCGCCGTAACAGCGTGTACCTTCAAGCTGGCTCGTGCTGCCGATCAACACCGTATAATCGGGCATCAGTTTTTGGGTTTGATCTTGCTCATCGACATAGCGGTCGTTATAAACCCAGAAATCCAAATCACCGATTGAGCCAACATAGCGGGCAAGATCATTGCCTGTGCCGAATGCCATAGGCCCCAAGTTAATCCCCGCACCATCCCGCAGGCGTCTGATATCGAGAAGTTTCTCGACATGTGTGTCAGATTTGAACAACCGCCATGCCAGCGCATCCATAATAACGGTACGGGCAACCGCACCTGATTTTTCCTGAATAGTGGCAACCCAATCTTCAAGATTATTGAGAGGGTTAACGCCTGTCTCGCCCCAGCGTGATGATCCTACCAAGGCGACAGTCAGTGACGGGTCACGTCCGAAATCAATGATAACAGTCGGGTAGTTTTCACCTTCGACCGTGATCTTGCCTGTCCGCATCGCCTCGGATGCCATCACCTCTTCACGACGTGTCAGGTTTTCCAACTGTGTCATGAGCGTACGGTTCAAATTGGATTCAAGGCGTTGTTGCGGTGATAATGTCCCGCCGATCCGCTCCCCGATAGAGCGTTTGAGAGGGCGCATCGGATCAAAGCGGCGTTTGTCTTTGGCATATGCAGGCTTGAA